ACTGGTAACACATTTGCTGGTACTCTTAACGGACGTACAAAAGTTTACATTGACCCATATGCGTCAGTAGACTACTGTAACGTTGGTTATAAAGGTACTAACCCTTATGACGCTGGTGTATTCTACTGTCCATACGTACCACTAACTATGGTTCGTGCGGTTGGTGAAAACACATTCCAACCAAAAATCGGGTTCAAAACTCGTTATGGTATGGCTTCAAACCCATTTGTTGGATCTACACCAAGTTCTGGTCTTGCAACAAGCAAAACCAACCAGTACTACCGTATCTTCCGCGTGGACAACATCCTCGCCTAGTTACAATAATAAAAAAAATAATAAACTGAGGCAGCTTCGGCTGCCTCTTTTTTAATACAAAAAACGTATAAATAGAATCATGGCAACTTTAACTGATAATTTCAATTACCTTCAACCTACTAGTTTTAAGGTAACGATTGATAGAAGAAACTATCCTAATCTTGAGTTTTTCTGTCAAACAGTAACTCATCCAGGGATGCTTATTACTGCACCAGAAGTTCCCTTTCGCAGAATTCAAGGTATACCATTTCCCGGAGAGTCCATTACTTTTAATGAATTATCTTTGACAGTTATATTAGATGAGAATCTTGAATCTTATAATGAAATGTATCTCTGGCTTCGTAGATTACTCGAAACTGATATGAATGATACAAATCCTCTTGATGCTAGTATTGATAATCCTTCTCCATTTGCAGATGTAACATTATCAATTTTATCAAGCCATAACAATCAAACAAAACAGGTTAGATATTTAGATTGTGTGCCTACAGCTTTAGGTGATATACAATTTGAATCAACTGCTACAGGTACTGAATTTATTACCTATGTAGCTTCATTTAGATTTAGTTATTTCGAGTTGGTATAAATGGCAGAATCAAAAGCAAGACTTATAGCAGGTAATTTTACTACTACAGGAACACCAGCAGCTCTTGATGCTGAAGTTGTTACTGCATCTGGTGGCGGCGGTGGAGGAGGAGTAGACTCTGCAGGAACTTTAACTCTTGTAGGTATTGATGGTATTGTAAGAGAACATAGTCATACAATATCTGCAAACTATACACTTGACTCTGCAAAGAATGGATTAGTAGCTGGTCCTATCTTTATAGATAGTGGTATAACAATTACAATTAACGATAGTGCAACATTGGTGATAGCATGAGCACACTACACGCAAATACAGTAGAGACATCATCTGGTGGTCCAGTCACGCTGACTAAGCAAAGTGCGGCGAAGGCGTGGTCATATGGAAATCAAACAACCATTGATGATGGGTTCAATATAAGTACTGCAACAGACAATGGTGTTGGATTATATATTTACAATCTGACTTCTCCTATGAGTAATTCAACTTATCCTGTTGCTGGTATTTGCAAAAATGCCCGTGTGTTTTTAGAATACGAAGGAATTCTAACCACATCTTCATATGGTATTGGATGCCGTGACATGGACACCAATAATTTTGAGGACACAGATACTGGTACAATGATTAACGGATACCTCGCATGACCGCAGTAAGATTACAGAGTTTGGGTGGACAACTCATAAGACCAGATATATGTGCATTTAGTGTGTATATTGACGATCAGCTTGACACTTTTGCTGCTGGTACAGGAAATACACCAATACCGTATTCTACAAATGGTACTGAATTATTTGATAGAAATAATGATTATGATATATCGAATAATAAATTTACTGCGCCTGTATCTGGTTTATACCAATTTAATATTAAGATAAGAGCTGAAAGCGTAACAAGTAATCAATATATTGTCACGTTTTTAATGGAACCAGGATATACCGGTAATGGTGGTGCCGGTAGTTTGAATGCATCTAGATCTACAGCAGATGTAATTTATTCTCAAACATATAATATTAGACATGCAACCACATACAATACATTAGAAGCTAACGCATTATTGTATCTTACATCAGGTCAAGAAGTACAGCATGGAATGCGTGTTGAAAGTGATAATTCTGTTCGATTATCTGATAGAGGATGTATGTTTAACGGATATTTCGTAGGATAAAATATGGCATACGGTAAGATAGTAGCAGATCAGATTCAGCACAGTTCAGAAGGTACTGTCGGTACACAGTATGTTGTGAGTGGTAGTGCGAAAGCACTTCTAGTATATGACAACACTGGAACTGCAACTACATTAAATAGCTTGAATATATCTTCGGTTAACGATTTTGCAGTAGGGCAGTTAACTCCTACATTTTCAAATAGTTTTAGTGATACAAACTACACTTATGCTGGTGCTGCTTATTGCGGCGGCGGTGGATCAGCTATAAATCCAGCAATGGCTGCATCGACATATGGTAGTGCACCAGCTATAACATCTTCTGCAGTCTCTTTAGCATATGAAGATGTAGATGGTGCTTATACTGATTATGATAAAAATACTGTAATATTTCACGGAGACCTTGCATAATGGCTAGTAAAACTCGATTACTCGCAAATCTGATTACCAATACTGGCGATGTGAAGTCTACTAGTCTTGACAATGTATCAGGTGGCGGTGGCGCAACATCATATGCAAACGCTGCAGCACTTCCAACATCAGGAAATACTGCGGGTGATCTTGCATTTACGCTAGATAAAAAGGCATTATTTAACTGGGATGGTTCTGAATGGGATAGAGTTTATTCTGGCCCTAATGAGACGCTAACTTGGGACACCCCATTAGCTGCGTCAACTGGCTTAGTATTAGATGGATCTCAACAAGTTATTGAAGTTGCTGCCGCGGCTGATAAAGAAGGATTTCCTATAGAATATAATTATGAATTATCTCCGTCTGCGCCTCAGCAATTAGATAGTAGTTTTACTATTATTGATAGTGATAACGGTAGATTTACTATTAAACCAAGTACAAATGTCACCCGCGCGGGCATTTTTCAATTTAGAGCAACCGCGACTGATGGTACTCATGTAATTAGTACGACTACTACTGCGGCACTTGCATTTAGATTTATTGCGGAAGGTACAGAAGCTTTAAGTGAAACCATTACTGTAAATGGAACTGAAACATGGCGTTATCATTTATTTGATAGTAGTAGTTCATTTACTGTAACTCAAGATATCGATAGTGCAGAGTATATCATCATCGGTGGTGGAGGTGATGGTGGCAGCAATGGAGGTGGCGGAGGTGGCGCCGGTGGATTCTTGAAAGGATCTACAGCATTAACAGCAGGAACATATACATATACGATTGGCGCTGGCGGTAGTAGAAGCGCGCCTGTTAATAGTGCAACTGGAGGCGATTATTCTAGCCGTTGGTCTGGTGGTGATACTACATTGACTGGTGGTGGAGTAAGTCTCACTGCTGATGGCGGTGGTGGAGGAGGTATACGTACAGGAACAAGTCCTTATACTGAAGCTAGAGGCGGAGCTGGTGGTTCATCTGGCGGTAATGGTGGTGGTAATAACACCTCTAGCAATCCATACGGTGCAACTGCAGGACAAGGTAATACTGGCGGTGATGATGGATCATCAGATACTAATGCCGCTGGAGGAGGCGGAGGAGGAGCTGGAGGTGCAGGTACCAACGGCGCATATCGTGTAGGCGGTAACGGTGGAGCAGGCATACAAGATAACTTTACTGGCACATTAACCTACTATAGTGCTGGTGGTTCTGGTGGCGTGGTTGTGAATGGTACTGGTGGTAGTCCTGGTACAGGACATGATTCAGCTGGATATGGAATGGGTGGAGATGGCAGCGGCGGAAATACTTCTCAGCTAGCCACACAAGGCGTATTAATGATTAGATATAAATTGGCTGGATAAATTATGCAATTAAAAGAATTAAAACTATTTGACAGACTATGTTGGGCAAAAGAAAACCTTGAGCCATACCAATCAGACTATCGTGTTGTCTTTGAGCATAACGTTGATGAACCAGCAAGTGTACTTGTGCCTGATCCAAATTGGATGGCATGTGCAATGAATGGCGGTATTCTTCCACCAGTATGGGTATATCATGAACTTGCAAGAGATGAAGCAATGGCAGGATTTAAGAAACATACTCGTGGTTATCTGCTGCATGATACAGAACCTATGCCTCCTATGAGTGAAGAAGAGGCAATTGAATATTTAATTATGAAAGACATTCCAAACCATATTTGGCGT